ACTTCATTAACTAGCGCCTGACATTATGGCTAAGATTGAAAGGGAAATCCCAAATCCCGGAGTGGGCGGCAGCTATTTGTTTGACCCCAAGACGGGAAAGCTTACACTGATCACAGAAACCGCCGCTCCTACCACCGATGGCACTGACTCGGAAGAAGTTTCTGATCGCGAAGATTGAGTCCACTTACGGGACCGATCCAAGTCCTGTCGGCGGTTCTGACGCGGTCCAAGTCACCAACCTTGAGGTGACTCCAATTGAATCTGACAACGTCCAGGCTGCTGCGTATCAAGGCTTCTTGGGTAATAGCACTCGCGGCACATTGGTTGCGAACAAGCGTGTCAGCGTCACCTTTGACATTGAGCTTGCTGGTTCTGGAACTGCTGGCACTGCGCCTGCGTTTGGTCCGCTGTTGAAGTCTTGCGGATTGAGTGAGGCGATTGTTTCGTCCACTTCTGTGACCTATGCGCCGGTCTCGAGCAGCTTTAGTTCAGCAACGATCTACTGCTTCTATGACGGCACTCGTCACAAGATCACTGGTGCTCGCGGCACTGTCAGCTTCAACATGACTGCTGGTCAGTTTGCTGTCGCAAGCTTCAATTTCATTGGGATCTACAACGCACCTGATGACACTGCCCTGTCGGGTTCGTTCACTGTGGCGAATCAGGCTGCTGCGATCGAAGTAAATGACACCAACGTGACGACTGCCACCTTCCATGGTGTGACCAGCTCACGCATTGAGTCGTTCGATCTGGCAATGAATAACGAGCTGCTGTACAAGGAGACTGCTTCCAACAAGGAAGTGCTGATCACCAACCGCGCCCCTGGCGGCACTGCCGTGATTGAGGCTCCTGCAGTTGGCACCACTGACTTCTTTGCTAAGGCAGTTGCTTCTGCTACCGGCAGCACCAGCATCGTGCTAGGCGGCACTGCTGGAAATATTGTCACGGTCAATGCAGCACAGACAGACATCACTGGTTGCAGCTACGCTGACACGAACGGCGTTATCGCTCTGTCGATGCCGTACCTTGCCCTGCCTACCACGGCTGGCAACAACGAAATGTCACTCGTCTTCACCTGATCCCTATGGCTTTCATTCTCAAGAAGACTGCTTCGTACAAATGGCCCGTGACAGTGGAAGTCCCTGTTGATGGTGGCAAATTTGAAAAGCAAACGTTCGATGCAGTCTTCAAGAAGATGAGTCGTTCTGCCTTCAACGACCTGATTGACAAAGGCGATGATATCTTGGTTGATGGGATCCTTGAAGGTTGGGACGGCGTCAAGGATGAAGAAGGCAAGGACGTTGCATTCACGCAGAAGGCCAAGAAAGAGATCTGCGACGATCCTTATGTGATGCGTGCGTTGATTCAAGCTTATGCCGACAGCGTGACTGGAGCGCCAGCAAAAAACTAAAAGTCGCCGCTGAGTATTGGGCGAAAGGCGGCGTTGTTGATGAACGTGAGACTGATCTGAAAGCTCTTGGCGCGAGCGAGGAGCAGCTTGCTGTCTTAAAACTGGAGAGTGTTGAGAAAGATTGCGAGGTATGGGAAGAGAATTGGGACGTGTTGAACATGTTCATTCGTTTGTCAACGCAATGGCACACGAGCATGGCTGGATTGACGGGATTGAACTACCAGAGTTTGGAATGGCTATGTAAGCTGTATGCAGTCAAGGATCCTGTGGCCATGTTCGAAGGCGTGCAGGCAATGGAGATGGCTGTCCTGTCCGTCTTGAACAAGAGGAAGAAATGAGCCAAGTCACTGAACTGCTGGTACGGATCAAGGAGCAGGGCGGTGAGCAGCTCACAAGGCTTCAGGGCACGCTGAAAAACCTGGCGCAACAGACGGCTGCAACAAATATCAACTTCAAGGAAGCATCAAACGAACTGCGCAAGATACAGCAAAACTCTGCAAATAGCATCAACAATCTCAAAGGATATGCAAATGCTTGGCGCGAGATTGCAAATAGCGTTGATATCGCGAGTGCTGAATTTAAGCAGGCAAGCGCGGAGGCGGCAAAACTTGATGCACAACTCAGGAAGGTCCAACCTGGTGGTCGTGGTCGTCTTGCAGGCGCTGCGCAGATTGCGGGCACAATTGCTGGCGCTGGCGTCTTTGGCGGCCTTGAGGGCGGTGCTGGCGCTGCCATAGGTGGCATTATTGGTGGCGTCCCTGGCTCAATTGTTGGCGGTGCAATTGGTGCACAAGTTGGGCAGGCACGTCAATCGCTTGGTGGCCTTGCTGATTACACGGCACAGATTGAGAAGCAGCGCATTGCCTTGCGTCTTGTTACTGCAGATGCAAATTCCTTTGCTCAAGGTTTGGCATTTATTGATCAAACAAGTCGTCAATTTGCAATTCCGCAAGAGCTAATTACACGTCAATTTACGCAGTTGTCGGCATCTGTCATTGGTGCGGGTGGAAACGTTAAAGACGCTGAGAAGGCGTTCCTTGGCATTGCTGCTGGTATTCGAGGCACAGGTGGCAGCCTTGAGGACATGGACGCAGCATTGCGTGCAACTGCGCAGGTGTTCAGCAAAGGCAAGGTAAGTGCTGAAGAATTGCGTCAACAGATTGGTGAGCGGCTGCCTGGTGCATTTACTTTGTTTGCCAAGTCAATCGGCATGACACCGCAGGAACTTGATAAAGCCCTAGAGCAAGGTCAAGTTTCGTTGCAAGATTTTATGAAGTTTGCCGAGGAGCTATTTAAGAGGTACGGCAAAAACGCTGAAATCATCGCCAAGGGGCCTCAGTCTGCTGGTGACCGGTTGCAGGCGGCCTTGTCACGCTTGAGCGAGAGCGTTGGTCGATTGTTGGCTCCTATTGGTGCTGCATTTCAAAGCATCTTTGCTGACATTGTCGAGGCTATTGATCGCGCTGCACGCTCTCTTGCTCGCTTCATGGGCATGAAGTTTTACGACCCAACTCGAATCAATGAGTTAAAAGGTGACATCGCAAGAATTCGCAAGGAAATTGATCAGCTTGGGCCGACTGGCGGTAAGGCAACTGCAGGACGTGAGCAGCTTTTACGCTTGAAAGTTGCAGAGCTGACGCAGCTCGAAGGTCTCAAGCCAAAAGGTGGCTCTACTGGTCAACTGCCGCCTAGCAATTTGCCTGGGATTATCCCTAGGGCTGGCAAAGAAGGTCGTGCCAAAGAAGATCAAGAAGCAAAACGTCAAGAAAGACTGCTCGAAAGGCGAATTGAGCTGACTCGCAAAGCGTCGGAATTTCAACGTGACCTTAACAATAAAGTCTTCGAGACAAATGAAAAAATTCAATCCTTAGGCGCAAACTCCATTCAAGTCTTTGAACGCCAATATATTGACAAGGTAACTGATGCTGAAAAGATTACGGGTGATTTGCTTCTTAAGATCTTCAACTTTGCTAAGGAAGTTCGCGAAGCTGGCGGCAAACTAAACATTCAAAATCTTGTTCAAACTGTTGTCACTCTTGAAAATACAGCTAAATCGTTGGCACAGAATGAATACGTCACAAATTTGAATGACCTATTCAAAGAGCTTGATACAACGTTTACTGAGATCACGGATCGCGTCTACGAAAATGCACGCGCCTTGCAGTACAACGCAGATGTCATGGGTGGCCTCAAGGATGGCCTGATGAGTTATAGCGAGGGCATTGGTACAGTCAGGCAGGCATTCAGCGATTTAGCAGAATCTGGTATCAAGAAGATCGAGGATTCAATTTTTGAATTATTGACGACTGGCACCGTCAATTACAGAGAGTTTGCATCACAAATCCTCAAGGAAACAACGCGGATGATTCTTCAACAATATGTTTTGAAGGGTGTGATGCAAGCACTGGGATTCTTGAAACCTGCAGCAGCTTCTGGTCTTAGCCCATTACAGGGCATCCCCCTGTTCCAATCTTCAAGTGTAAACTTCAATCCTTTGGCATTTGGCTCCAGCTTTGCAATGGGTGGCGTTATGACGCCTTACGGGCCGATGCAGCTCAAGAAATACGCCAATGGCGGCATTGCCAATTCGCCTCAGCTTGCTGTGTTTGGCGAAGGTGCACGTTCTGAAGCGTATGTCCCGCTACCTGATGGACGTTCAATCCCAGTTACAATGAAGGGCGGCGGTGAATCGACAGTAATCGTGAACGTCGACGCTACTGGCTCACAGGTGCAGGGCAACAACAGCGATGCAAATGCACTTGGTCGTGTCGTGGGTGCCGCAGTGCAGCAAGAATTGATCAGGCAAAAACGTCCTGGAGGCCTGCTCGCATAATGGCCACTTTCAACGACGCAACAGTTGGCACAAGTAGCGGCGGGACAACGCCTGACTTCAGCCTGACCAAGAAAAGTGAACCCAAATATCGCACCGTTAAGTTTGGTGACGGTTATGAGCAGCGTTTGCGTTATGGATTGAACCAAAATCCAAAGGTTTGGGATTTGCGGTGGACAGCCAAAAGCAACGCTGATGCCGATGCAATTGAAGCATTTTTTGATGCAAGAGCTAATGATGCCGCTGCCTTTGATTGGACGCCACCAGCCGGTGGCAATGCTGGTAAATACATTTGCCCTAATTGGAGCAGGGAACTTCAATATGCAAATATCAATATCATCACCGCCACGTTTGTGCAGGTGTTTGAGCCATGAGCGAGATGTTTCAGGAGCTGCTCAGCTCCAACCCTTACGCGATCATCGAGCTGTTTGAGCTGCACCTTGACGCAACGCTGCACGGCACGACTGAGATTGTTTACTTTCACCCTGGTGTGAATCAGAAGACACCATCAGGCAACATCATCTGGAAGGGCAAGCCATATCAGGCACTACCGATCGAGGTAGAGGGCTTTGAGTACAACGGCACTGGCCAGTTGCCACGACCGAAGGTGCGGGTATCAAACTTGCTTGGCAACATCTCGGCGCTGCTGCTGAGCGTCAACGAGTTCACGATTGGCAACGACCTGACAGGCGCGAAGGTGATCAGGATCCGCACGCTGAGCAGGTTCCTTGACCCTGTCAATTTCACTGGCGGCGTGAACCCCTATGGCACACCGGCCAACGAGGAGATGCCACGTGAGATTTACTACATCGACCGCAAGTCAGTTGAGAACAGGGACGTTGTTGAGTTTGAGCTGGCGGCAGTGTTTGACTTGGCTGGTGTGCGTGCGCCGAAACGGCAGGTGATCGCCAACATTTGCCAATGGAAATATCGCAGCGCTGAGTGTGGCTACACAGGCAGCAACTACTTTGATGAGTACGACAACGCCTTAGGGGCCACGCCTGCACCTAATTTCAACTCAACCGCATTTGGCGCTCAGCTCAACGTCAACGAGACATTGAACGAAGGCGACGCGATTGTCTCGTCCAATGGCTGGTATCGAGCGCTTATGCAGGCCGATGGCAACTTCGTGGTCTACAACAAGGCGAACGTGCCTGTCTGGCAAACTGGAACAAACCGTGGTGACGGCACTTGGCAGCTCAGGATGCAGGCTGATGGCAACCTTGTCATCTACAACGGCAGCACTGCGATCTGGGCCAGCAACACAGTCGGCACCGCATCACCAACGGGCTTGGCATTCCTTGGCTGGTATCCAACCGATGGTCAGACCGGCCGCTCTGGTGGCTTTGGTTGGGAGTGCGTCGGATCATCGCCTGCTAGTGCTGGGCTGACTAACACGCAGACGGAAACGTTCACGGTCAGTGGCCGCACAATCACAGTTCAGTTCACGTTCACGTCTGCTGCGCTGCCTGTCGATCACTACACAGGTGAGTCGTTCGCTTGGAACGTCATTAGCAGTCAGTCAATCAGCAGTTCAACAGGCAGCTACTACCAGGGCGAGGTGATCAACCTGCCTAAGACCCTGAGCAGCAATAACCCATTCAGAAACAATCACCCCACACTGGGCACCTTGACGGAGGCAGGCCCGCAGTATGAGATCACAGGCGTCAGCGGCAACAGCAATAACCGGCTGAGTATCACGACGACCGGTCAGCTCATTGTGTACACAGGCGCCAATACACCGCTCTGGACATCGAGCTACGCCAGCGCTGTCGAGCCTCTAGTGCAGACCGGCACTGTTGACCCGTTGCGTGATGTATGCGGCAAGCGGATCAGTTCATGCAGGAAACGCTTTGGTGAGTTCAACGACTTACCCTTTGGATCATTCCCAAGCGCTGGTACGTTCTACGGATGACACACTGGAAACACAACGCGCTGGAACATGCGCTCAAGGATGCACCACGCGAGGCGTGCGGGTTGGTCGTCGTCATCAAAGGCCGCGAGCAGTATTGGCCATGCAAGAACTTGGCACCCGCCAAAGACTTCTTCATCCTTGACCCTGACGATTACGCCGCTGCAGAGGATGCTGGCGAGGTGATCGCCGTGTTCCACAGCCATCCGCAGACACCTGCGCAGCCAAGTCAAGCCGATCGTATGGCCTGCGAAAAGTCCGGGCTGGTCTGGTACATCTGCAACCCTGGCACTGAGATGTGGCGCGAGATCGAGCCGGAAGGTTATCAGGCGCCGCTGATCGGGCGGGAGTGGGTGTGGGGCGTGAGCGATTGCTGGACGCTGGTGCGGGATTGGTACAGAGAGGAGATGGCGCTCGACCTGCCGGATTGGGAGCGGCCTGCGTCACTGCTTGAGTTTCACAATGCCCCCATGTTTGAGCGGTGTTTTGCTGAGGCAGGCTTTGAAGATCACGGCATCAACGAGCCAGACTATGGCGACGCGATCCTGATGCAGCTTGACGGGTCACCCGGCCTGAACCATGTGGCCGTGTACGTGGGCGAGCAGCGGATCCTTCATCATTTGCGCGGGCGGCTCAGTAGCCGTGACATCTGGGGTGGCTACTATCAGAAGAGCACAGGCTTGATCGTCAGGCACAGGAGCAGGTGTTGAGATGTTCCGCGTTATCAAGGTTTACGGCAAGCTGGCAAAGCATCTAGGGCAGCGCAGCTTTAAGGCTGCTGTGAAGACCCCGGCCGAGGCGATTCGGTTCCTGCTTGCCAACTTCCCTGACCTACGCGGTGTGCTGTCAGAGGGCGATTACAAGGTCACCGTGGGCCGCAATCAGCTTGACCTCGTCGATCATCCAGAGCACCTGCATTTCCCTGTTGCCAGCCAAGAGCCGATCAGGATTATCCCAGTGATTGCTGGCGCAGAGGGCGTTGGGCAGGTTCTTGCGGGTATAGCGCTGATTGCTGCTGCAATCTTCATTCCTGGTCTTGGCTTGGGCCTTGCTGGTGCAACGGTGACGCAAATTGGTCTGTTGGGTGGTGCGCTTGTGCTGGGCGGACTATCGCAAATGTTGACCCCTACGCCGACCATTAAACAAGGCATGGATGGTGACAACGACCCGCGCAAGTCGTATAGCTTCTCTGGTATTCAGAACGTCTCGCGGCAGGGCGTGCCTGTGCCGATTATTTACGGCGAAGTGTTTACTGGAAGTATTGTCGTTTCGGCTGGCATCAATACTGAAGAGGTTGCGTCATGACGAAGCGTTTGATCGCTGGTGCTGGCGGTGGTGGTGGTGGTGGTGGCAAAGGCGGCGGCGGCGGTGGTGGCGGCGGTAGTGCAAACGTCACAAAAGACAATCTTGATTCACGGCAGGTAGCGCGGATCATTGACCTTCTTTGTGAAGGCGAGATCGAAGGATTCCCATCTGCTCGTGGTTACACGCTGGGCACGACGGAATACAACACAGCGATGTTGAAGGATGTTTATCTCAACAACACGCCAATCCTTCGCTCGACTGCCAACCCGTCTGCCGTTCAGGCTTCTGATTACAACTTTGATACAACTGGCGGCGTCTTTGAGTTTCGCACCGGCACACAGAATCAAACCTATACGCAGAACGTAGGCGACGCCAACCAGAGCACCACAGTCGTCAATACCAAAGTCACACAGGCAGCCGCGGTTACGCGGTCGATCACTGACCCTGATGTCAACGCTGTGCGCGTCACGATCGGCACGCCTGCACTTCAGATCTTTAAGAACAACGGCGACGTCGAGGGGGCTGTCATTCAATACAGGATTCAAACTTCATACAGCGGTGGACCATTCTCAACTGTTGTTGAAAGTGAGATCAAGGGCCGCACGGCTGATCTATATCAACGCATTCATCGCATTGACCTGACCGCAGCAGCACCGGTTGACATCCGCGTTGTACGCGTCAATGCAGATGCTGCACCATCAGGTGAGCAGACAGAGAACAGCGACTTTTATTGGTACGACTACACCGAAAAGATCAACGCCAAGACCACTTATCCAAACAGTGCACTGTTCGCCGTCAAGCTCAGCGCTGAACAGTTCAACAGCATCCCCTCGCGCTCGTATCGCCTGCGTGGCCTCAAGGTGCGCATCCCTAGTAATGCCACCGTCAACCAGACCAACGGTCGTCTGATCTATGCGGGTACATGGTCAGGCAACTTCGGTGCAGCACAGTGGACGACAGACCCTGCGTGGATCCTGTGGGACCTGCTGACCAGCACCCGCTATGGGTTTGGTGATCACATCGACGCGACGCAGCTCGACAAGTGGAGCTTCCTTGCCGCCAGCCAATACTGCACTGAGGTTGTATCCGATGGCAAAACAGGGCAGGAGCCGCGCTTTTCATGCAACGTCGTCATTCAGACGCAACAAGAAGCGTTCAAGCTGATCAGCGATCTGTGCTCAGTGTTTCGCGCCATGCCGTTCTGGGCCAATGGCACGCTTGAGATTGCGCAGGACCGGCCGCAGGACTACAGCTACATCTTCAACCAAACCAATGTCACCGAGGAAGGATTCAGCTACAGCGGCAGCAGCTTGAAGACACGGCACACCGTTGCTGTTGTGCAGTATTTCGACATGAACCTGCGCGACCTTGCCTACGAGGTGGTCGAAGACAAGGCAGGCATTGACAAGTTCGGTGTTGTCAAAACGGAGATCTCGGCGTTCGCCTGCACCAGCCAGAACCAAGCCCGACGCGTTGGCGAATGGCTGCTGTACACCGAACAGAACGAGACTGAGGTCGTCAGCTTCAAGACTGACATCGCCGCTGGCATCACGGTGCGGCCTGGTGACCTGATCAAGATCGGTGATCCTGTGCGTGCTGGTGTGGTGCGCTCCGGCCGCTGCATAAGTGGCTCAACAACGACGGTGGTCAAGCTCGACCGCGATGACGTTCAACTGTTCCCAAGCGGCCCACCAAATGACTTCACGTTCAACGTGCTGCTGCCTGATGGCACCTTGGCTGTGGTTGCTGGATCGAACCTGGTAGGCAACTCAGTCAGTACTGGCACGGTCTTGACTGCAGCGCCTGTTGCTGGTGCGCCGTGGACCATTGGCGACTCCGCCGTTCAGATGTCAACGTGGCGGGTGCTGACGATCAAGGAAGAAGGCGACGCCTTTGCTGTCACGGCTGTTGCCCATAACCCAAGCAAGTATGACTACATCGAGCGGGACATCCCTCTCAGCCAGCGCGACGTATCAGACCTGAACGAACCGCCAGAAACGCCAACCAACCTAGGCGTCAATGAAGTGCTATATGAAAGCAACGGGCAGGTGCTGTCGAAGCTGATCATCGGCTGGCGTGCGGCTGCTCGGGCACTTAGCTATGAGGTGCGCTACCGGTACAACAACGGCAACTGGGTGGCGAACACAACCCGCTCGGTTGACTTTGAGATTGCCAACAGCGACGTTGGCCGCTACGAGATCGAGGTGACAGCACTGGGCGCGATCAACAGCAAGCGCTCGACACCCGCCGTCAAGACCTTCGACGCGATCGGTAAGACCGCCCCACCTGCCACGATCCCTGACCTGTTCATCGCCCCAATCGACGAGCACACGGCTGAGCTGTACTGGCCGCAGGCGGTTGACCTGGACGTGAAGATCGGCGGCAAGATCCGCATCAGGCACACGCCTATCACGGATGTCACGGCGACATGGGGAAAAGCAAACGACATCGTGCCAGCCGTTGCAGGCAGCAGCACGCGCAAGATCGTGCCACTGCTTGAGGGCACCTACTTCATCCGCGCTTTTGACTCGCTCGGCAATGAGTCGTCAGGCGTGGCCACAGTCGTGGTTGACCTGCCCGCTCCTCAGGACCTGCTGCTGGTGCAGGAATACAGAGAGGAAGACAACAGCCCGCCGTTCAACGGCACCGGTACGAACTTGTACTACAACGAAGCCGAGGTGGGCCTGGTGCTGGCGGCTGATGAGCTGGTCGATGACATGGCCACCGACAACAACTGGGACGGCCTGGGCCTGATCGACTACATCGGCGGTTCAGCCAGCGAGGGCAGCTACCAGTTTTATGAAACGCTGGACCTTGGCGCCACCTACGACCTTGGCCTGCAGCAGATCCTCAAGACACGCGCCTACGAGCCGGGCAACACATGGGACGAGCGCCTTGACCTGATTGATCTGTGGGATGACATCGACGGTGATGACCTTGGCGCGGCTAACTGCCAACTGTTCGTCAGGACCACTGGCGACAACCCGTCTGGCACCCCGACCTGGGCAAGCTGGCAGCCGTTTGTGAACAACACCCACCGTGGGCGCGGCTTCCAGTTCAAGGTTGTGGCCACTACCACCAACGCAGCGCAGAACGTGGTGATTGAGGAGCTGGGCGTAATCACGCACTTTGAGCGGCGCACAGAGCAGCAACGCAACTTGAGCAGCGGCGCCGGAGCATATGCGGTCACATTCCCGACAGCGTTCTACGGCACGCCAAGCGTGGGTATCACCGCGCAGGACATGGCGACGGGTGACTATTTCACGGTCGGCAGTATCAGCAGAACTGGCTTTACAGTGACCTTCCGCAATAGTGGCGGTAGCATGGTGAGCAAGACCTTTGACTACCAGGCCGTCGGTCACGGCAGGCAGATCACCTAATGGCACAGGCAACTGACTACAACATTGCAAACCAGTCAGGCGCCAACTTCCGCGCTGAGCTGAACACGATCCTTGCAGCGGTCGTCAGTCAGAACTCTGGCTCCTCGGCGCCGACCACCACCTACGCGTACCAGCTTTGGATTGATACAGGCGCCAGCCCGAACCCACTGCTGAAGCTGCGCAACGGTGCCAACAGCGCATGGATCACGATCGGTGATGTGACCGTCGCCAACCTTGGCCTGGCTGCTCTGTCGGGTGCAACCTTTACGGGTGACATCACGCTCAACGCTCAGTCTGACCTGCGGTTTGCGGATTCTGATAGCAGCAACTGGGTCGCGCTGCAGGCACCTGCCACTGTTAGCAGCAATGTTACGTGGACTCTGCCCGCTACGGATGGCAGCAGCTCACAGGCACTGAGCACCAACGGCAGCGGCGTGCTGTCCTGGGCAAGCTTTGCAGCACTGGCCACAGCGCAGACGTTCACCGCTGCTCAGAGGGGCACGATCTCGGCGCTGACTGATGGCGCAACGATCACGGCAGACTTTGCACTGGCGAATAATTTTTCAGTCACGCTGGGCGGCAATAGGACCCTGGCCAACCCAAGCAACCTGACGGCTGGTCAGTCGGGCTGCATCTGGATCACACAGGACGGCACCGGCAGCCGGACCTTGGCATATGGCAGCTACTGGGACTTCACAGGCGGCACTGCGCCGACGTTGACCACCACTGCTGCTGCTGTTGACTGCCTGGTGTATGCCGTGCAGAGCAGCACACGTATTACCGCCACCCTGATCACCAACCTGAGCTGATGCTGGTCCCCGGTTCCGCTAACCCGCTCCTGCTTCGTACTGTTGCTGCCGCCGCAGGGGGTATCTCCAGGAGCATCCGCCTGAATGCACCCGACTCGGCCCACCTCAGCCGCACCCCCGCATCTGCTGGCAACCGCAAGACCTGGACCTGGGCGGGGTGGGTGAAGCGGGCAACGGTTACGGATACGTGGGAACCACTTTTCTTCACCGTTACAGGCAGCGCGTACACTTTTTTCGGCTTTTCTAGCCAAAAACTTTACCTGCAACAATACGATGGAAGTTCTTCCACGCTTGAAGCGCTTACGACTTCTGTCTACAGAGACCCTAGCGCTTGGTATCACGTGCAAATTGCCGTAGACACAACACAAGCAACCGGTAGCAATCGTCTAAAGCTATACATAAATGGAGTTCAAGTCACCGCGCTTGACATTGCCAACTACGGCTCGCAAAACCTTGATACATACATCAACGCGACAAATGCACATTACATCGGAGTGTGGTCAACTTATAGCCATTACTTTGACGGCTACCTAGCCGACATCTACTTCATCGACGGCCAAGCGCTGACCCCCAGTAGCTTCACCGAAACCGACGCCACCACCGGCCAGCTCATCCCGAAAGCCTTTAGCGGTTCATATGGTTCGCAAGGTTGGCATTTGGAGTTCGCGGACAACAGCAGCAACACCGCGACCACACTAGGGAAGGACACTAGTGGCAACGGCAACAACTGGACCCCGAACAACCTGTCGGTCACCGCTGGCGCAGGAAATGACTCCCTTGTAGACGTTCCCACTAACGGAGCGCAGACGGATACCGGCGTGGGGGGTGAGGTGCGGGGGAATTACTGCACCTGGAACCCCTTAAGTCAATCCGGCAGCAATACGTTATCAAATGGAAATCTAGATGTTGTCATTGCTGCCAGCAGTACCGCTGTTGCCGTTGGAACTATTGGCGTAAGCAGTGGCAAATGGTACTGGGAAGTTGTTGCAACAGCAATGACCACTGCTGGGGCAATGATCGGGGTTGCCGATTTAAGCGCTGCCGCAGACAACAGAGGATACCCAAGCCCCAATGGATGGTATTACTACGCCAATAGTGGGCAGAAGTATAACAACAATACAGGCGCTTCTTATGGTGCAACATACGCGGTGAATGATGTAATAGGTATTGCGCTTGACATGGATGCGGGAACTCTTACATTTTACAAAAATGGAGCCACTCAAGGTGTTGCATACAGTACAGGCATAAGCGGGAAAACAATATCTCCTGCCCTCAACAATGGCACAGGTGGTGGTACTCAGACCTACATTGCCAACTTCGGCCAACGCCCCTTCGCCTACACGGCCCCCAGCGGCTTCAAGGCGCTCTGCACGGCAAACCTGCCCGCGCCATTAGTCACAAAGCCTAATACGGTTTTTGACGCTATTACTTATACCGGAAACGGTAGCAGTCAAAGCATTACTACTGATTTCAGTCCAGACTTTGTTTGGTTAAAAAGCAGAAGCAACGGAACTTACAGCCATTATTTATTTGATATTGTTAGAGGTAACACGCAAATTCTTTCTTCCAACTCAACAGGAGCAGAAAGTCCATCTTCAACAAGCCTTACGTCATTTAACTCAACCGGCTTCACAGTTGGATCGGACGTTGGTACAAATTCAAACGGGATGCCGTTTATAGCCTGGACCTGGGACGCCGGAAGCTCAACGGTCACGAACACACAAGGCTCCATCACTTCTAGTGTCAGGGCCAACGCGACGGCGGGGTTTTCGATTGTTACGTACACCGGCAATGGCACCAACAACGCCACCGTTGGTCATGGTCTTGGCGTAGCTCCGCGCTTTCTGATTGGGATGGATCGCACAGGCGGAAACTGGCAGGTCTGGGGAGCCAACATGAATAATGGTTCGTTTGATTGCATCATGAATCTCAATACGACTGATGCACTTGCTACAGGAATTACGACACGGTTTAGGGCGGCGTCGTCAACTACATTCACAATCGGAACAGACGGGGACATAAACGCTAACGGAAATACCTATGTGACTTACTGCTTCGCCCCAGTAGTCGGGTACTCTAGTTTCGGCAGCTACACCGGCAACGGCAGCTCGGATGGGCCGTTTGTTTATACCGGGTTTAGGCCAGCGTTTGTGATGCTAAAGGAATCAAGTGCTTCTGGTAACGGGTGGGAGATTAGAGATTCAATGCGAGAACCTTATAACGACAGCAACAGGACGATTCTTTTGCCAAATTTAAGTAACGCAGAAATTACAGATGCGTTTCCAATCGACTTTACATCCAGCGGATTTAAGGTTCGCAATACTGGTGGAGGTAGCAACAACTCTGGCGCCACATACATCTACGCCGCCTTCGCCGAATCCCCCTTCAACTACGCCCGCGCCCGCTGACCCCACTAGAGAACAAGACTTGTGTTGGCAAAAAGCCAATTCCTTAACACGTGGCATCGAACGTGTTAACAAGCCCACCCTCGTAGCCCTGCTCACTTCCATGGCCGAAGAAATTACGCCAGAGGAAAACGAACGACGCTTCAGGGAGAGTCTTCGCCTGATCAACAGCGTCACTCATGAGCAACTGGTGGAGCTAATGGGCGAGGAGTTCCTTGAGGAGTATCGCCGTGTTGCTCAGCATTAAAAAGGGACAGGATCTCACCCCTGCCCCTTGTGCAACGGAATATCACGACCGTTGCGTTGCTGCTTTCTGGTCAGCCACAGCACTGTAGCACATGGTATGGTGGTGGAGCGGCGCAGTGCTACCTGCCCGCCCCGTGACCGCCGATTGGAGGATCGACGATGACTCAAGATTACAAGCATCCGATTACGCCACCAGAAGAGCTGGTGCAGCAGTGGCTGGAACTCTCCCCGGCGCTAGCCATAGCTGCTGCTTTCCAGGCAGGTGCCGACCAGGAGCTGGAGGCGTGCTGCCATTGCTTTGCCCGCGATCTTCGCGAAAGTCTTGCGCTAGAACTCCGCGCCCGCCGCCGCCCCAAACCGCCGAGCTTGAAGGAGCAGGCGTTACAAGCACTTTCTGAGGCCGTCAAAATGGCTGATGACACCCCGCCAGAGGGGATTTGCTCGGACCAAGCAAACATTATTCGCCGCGCCCTGGAGCAACTCGATGACTGACTACAAAGCAACGTCCGATCAGTGGAATCAAGTTCAGAAATGCGCCGATGTAGTTGGCAGCTCTGATTGCTCTGCAATTCTTGAACTCCGCGCCAGGGTCGAGGCGCTGGAGGCTGCAGCTCACAAGCACATTGTCGAAACCAACTCCAACATTGTTGCCTTGTTTACCCGTGTTGAGTCACTAGAAGCTGCCGAACGCCAAGCATCAAAGGTTTATGAAATCAGCAAGCCGCTGAAGTTGACGCCTGAGCAGGCGCAACAGGTCAGGGATCTGCTAGCTCCCAACTCCAAGCAAGCTCCTGACTCCTCCCAAATTGGGAGGTCGCTGGTGAACCGCGTGGCGCTTGCCATCAGCGGGATTGAGTACGGCCTGGAACGGGATGAGGAAGCCGTCAACTGGGCATCTGAAGCCCGCGCCGCGATCCGCGAGGTAGCAGCTTGGATGACCAGCAACCCTGATGTTTATTTCCCACCTGCACTTGTCTTTGCTCTTGAACAGGAGGCCGACCGTGGCTGACCTATCACCACAGGCGCAGGCGGTGCTGGATGCGTTTATGAATAGCCCAGTAGACGCTGGCAATTATTACGCCACCCGTAGCCGCCAGATTGCCGCCGCCCTGCGAGCTGCTGCGGATCAACTCGATCATCCCACTTCAGCCCATACGCTTTACGCTTTTGCTGATGAGCTTGAAGCCCAGTAGTCATTCCAACTTCCCCTGCAGTTTGTCCACACTTTCCGAAAAGCGCCACATCGCGTCGGCATAACTGGCACCGATAGGCTCTGATTGCGGCTCTGGCGCCTTGTATCCAGCCTGGTCCAGCACGGCACGGGCAAAGTCGAGCACGCCCTGATCGCTGAAGCAGATGTAATTGGTGAAGCAGTTTGCGTGCATGTACATAATTTCTTGGATCTCTTCGTCGGTCATGGTGCCGTGATTGCGTGGGAGGCTAGAGTGACAGAAGCCTTCCAGCGGTGTCAACTACTAGACGCCTGAACCACTGTGTTTCTTCTCGACGGCAAACCCCTGGCTCTGGACGTGCCTTTTAAGCACGCTGGCATTCAGTACCCCGCCAACTGGCTCAGGCTGAGCAGCCCGCAGGAGCGCAAGGCGATTGGCATCACGGAGGTGCCTGACCCTGAACCCTACGATCAGCGGTTCTACTGGGGCTACGACGCCGAGGGCAAACTGATCCCGAAGGACCACACGCAACTTGTAGAGCAGTGGACGCAGCAGACGCGCACCACCGCCAACACCCTGCTGGCCCCTACGGACTGGATCATCATCCGCGAGGCCGACAACGGCAAAGCTGCTGACCCCCTGCTTAAGACTTGGCGCGAGGACATCCGCCTGGCTACCGGCGTGAAGGTGGGCGTAATCCGTGACACGCTTGACACCGACGAGCTGGCTGCCTACATCACTGGTGCCAACTACCCCGTGTGGCCTGCTGATCCCTACGCGCCACAGCCGGTGGCAGAAGAGCCTGCAGAGGATGCAGAGGAAGAGCCTGCTGAAGAATAATGGCTGTCAAATCTAAGGTAGGTGCAGCACGTATTGAGCACCAGCCAGGCCCGCCAAAAACTACCTCTCAAGGTCAAGGAAAGCAGTCCAGGCCTGAAAGAAAAGGGCGCAAGAAATTACGCGGTCAGGGTAGGTAAGATCAGAAAGTATTTGCGGTCGAGCCATGTCTGAACCTAATTTCTGGCGTGGTGTCAAGCAGGACGTCATTGCTGGCGTTGGTGTTGCCGCAACCGTTGCTGTCTCAACCGGCATTTTCTACCTTGTCTATACAGTGCCCACCAAGCTGGACGACGTCTTGAGCAATCAGTTGAAATTTGAGAAGCAGGTGAGCAATTTGGAGGGACGTGTCATGGATCACGAGGGCAGGCTTATCAAACTCGAAATGCAAAAGTAAGCTAGTAGCAGACACTTAACCGTCATGGACCCTACCACTGTTGCCGCTATTGCGATCCTGGTCGCTGCTGGCTCTGAAGTCATTGCCCTGCTGCCAATCCGCGAAAACTCTTGGGTGCAGCTTCTGATCAAAGTGCTGAAGCTTGTCTTCCCAAAGCGCTGAACGACAAGACGACATGGCTGTGGCGTTATCAGAGCCGTGACTGGCGGCATGATTTACAGCGTGCTGCGCAGGAACACAAGTTTCACGCGACGTTGACGCCACTGCTTGATCGTGAGATTGATCGTGTCAACAAGGTCATTGATCTTGAAGATGAGCGATCAAAGCGTCGTCCTGTCGTGATTCATGAAGACGTCACACCAGAGCAGACAGGTGACAGTCGTCTTTTAGGTGGGCCAATGTCAATCTCTTCCCCTTGGAACGATGAAAACCCAGAACCGCCTGAAGCTAGTTGATCTGTTCAAATATTACAAAGCGTTACCGCATCAAACTGCGGCGATCTTTGAATTGGAAGCAGAGTTGTTAAAGGAATGCCCTGATTTGCTGAATAGAGATCAGGAGTGGTTCAAAACCTGGACGCAGGCTGGTAAGCAGGATGTTTTTGATAACAACTGGGTTGGTGTTGTTGCAGCAGCAAAGAAAGGTGGTGCGAAATTCCCTGAGCTTGTTGCGGCGCAGTGGGCGCTTGAGTCTGGCTTTGGCAAGCACGTATCAGGCGAGCACAATTACTTCGGCCTGAAAGGCACAGGCACTAGTCGTAACACGAAAGAATATGTAAACGGCAGGTGGATCACGATCCTTGATTCGTTCCTGGATTTTCCTGATCTTGAGACCTGCGTGTTCTATCTGGTCGAGCGCTGGTACAAGGATTACAACGTGTACAAAGGTTGCAATAACGCTGCAACACGTGAGGACGCTGCTCGTTGGCTGGTCAAGGAGGGTTACGCGACAGACCCTGCCTATGCGGACAAATTGATCAAGCTGATGAATGAACAGGACCCTGTGAACAAGCCAAAGCCGTCTGGTGGGTTTACGCCTGACAAGCCGTTTGATTACAAGATCACACCCAATATCTTGTACGGCGAGCTTGCGCTTTATGACAACAGGCGTCGTTTCACGAATCAATCGCAATGTGACACTGCTGTTGAGCTTTGCGTATTCCTTGAGAAGGTGCGTGCAAAGTTTGGTAATAAGGCGATTGTTATCACGAGTGGGTATCGCCCACCTGCTGTCAATGCTGCTGTTGGTGGTGCTGCCAACTCAGAGCACCTGTACAACAAGGCTGACACGGGCGCTGTGGACTTCTGGGTGAAGGACGTGGACATCTACAAAGTGCAAGAGTATTGTGATCAGACCTGGCCGTGCAGCGTTGGTTACGGGGCCAAGAAAGGCTTTGTGCACCTCGGCATGCGTCAAGGTCGTCCTCGTATCCGTTGGGATTACTGATGTCTGTCCTGTGTGACTGGCAAATTCGCAAGCTGTGTCAGAACCATGCAATGGTCACTCCGTTCATGGAGGAGCTGCTGAACCCTGCATCATTGGACGTAAGGCTTGGCTATCACTTGATGGTTGAGCGGCCTATGGACATGGATCTTGAGCTTCTTGACCTGACTGGATACAGCGCACAGGACCCGTACTGGCTGCGCCCTGGTGAGTTTGTCCTGGCGGAGACAATCGAGACCTTCAATCTGCCTGAAAGCGTCTGCGGTCAGTTTGCGCTCAAGAGCAGCAGGGCACGCGCTGGCTATAGTCACATGCTGGCAGGCTGGTGCGACCCCGGTTGGCATGGGTCTAGGTTGACACTAGAACTGCAAAATGCACGCAAGATGCATTCACTACCCCTGTACCCTGGATTAAAGATTGGGCAGATAATTTTCTTTGAAATGAGTGAAGAACCAGACATCAGTTACGCCAAGGTCGGTCATTACAACAACGACAACAAAGTATCAGCTTCTAAAGTTCATCCCTGAACTGATACAGCCACTGCCAGATCTCAATTTCACGTTCGATTGAGTAAAATTGCTGCTGTCTATACCAGAGAGTCCACTCTGTTGAACTCTTAGATCCGTTGCAGCGCAAGCAAGCTGGGACGAGATTCTCTACAATCGTTTGCCCACCGCGATGTCTTGGGATAACGTGATCAAGCGACTTTGCGTGCTCACCACAGTATGCACAATTACCACCAAAAGCTTCAAAGATCTTTAACCTGAATTGCGCCCTTGTTTCTCTCTTTGGAATCAGACTGGTCTCGTCGATCCAAGAGTGCATGACGCGCTCCCTGTTGCGCAAATCCTAGGCAAGATTTTGAAAAAGACGAGGAAAGAAATCGTGAGTCCAGGTCAATTTATGCGCGACGGCTACGGAGCTGAATGGGTTCGCTACGACCTGATGGGTTACTGGCGTCCCTGGTTTGTGAAATCAAATACGGTCTTTTACCTAGCGACCTGCTTTGATGTAGAGAATGTGGCAGTCGAGGCTGCACAAGCTGCTTATGAACTGGAATCCAATCGAGATCAGCGCTGAGACGCAATTCTCGGAAATCTCAACTGCGCAAGCGATTCAGGAAAGGTACGCGCACAAGGACCTGGAGTCGTTGTACAAGATGGCGCTCCTGTTGAATCAGATGGCGCATCAGCAACGCACAATGGCTAAGTGGCTAGCCAAGGAGGCGGCAAGCAATCTGACACGCCAAACAGAACTCAGCTCCTAGCTCATCGCTTGCGTTACATCTGGGATCGCCTTTGCAATCAAGTGATCGCAATAGATCTCAGCCTGCCACAGGTCATTGGAGTATTGACAGTAGCCATGAGCGCAACTTCGATAGAGGACCTCTCCGCCGTCTTCCAGGACCTCGATTACCGCTCCACTGTCTTTCAAGATCCGCTGCGAAATTGACCAGTTCCGGGAATTCATAGTCGTCCTCGTCCGACTCATCATCATCATATTCTTCGTCTTCTTCGTCATCTGGTGTTGCTTCGATCACTTCCATGAGACGCAAACCCCAGCATTTGAGATCTGAGATACCTTCACGGCAGTGCATCAGGTTTTCTGATGGCACCTCGCCATTGCGCATGATTTCAGCGGTCGCGGTATCAATCCAGTCTTGATGCGTTTCGCACATCCAGAGAAGGATCCTGACATGGCCTTCAGTGAACTGAAAGTCAGCATTAGGAGCAGCCATGACAGGCACCCATCTGCCAGAACGGTAGCTTGGCAAGTTCTTCAACGCCGTTTCTCGAAAATTAAGGACAGGTCAACGCTGAACGTATTTAGCTGTGAGGCCGGTGTACAAGGCATGAGATTCGTGTGAAGGGTCACTGCGTCCGTCCATGTTGTAGAGCGCATCGAGTAGGTGCACCCTGTTGTTCATGGCGCTGACGTCAGTAGCACCTTCTGTTGCAGGTTTGGTGTTCAAAAAACGCGCAAGATGACCGGGGAGATTGGTCAGGCGGAAAGCTTTGGTTTTCATCAGGAAGGATCAAGTCTTCTTTGCTGAAGGAATAATCGAGCGCCCTTTGCCGATGTCAATGCTGCTGGCTTGTGGATGCCGATTGAACAAGATACGTTCTGCATCCTTTTGATCAACAGCACGAATACAACCACGGAGGGGGCGCTGGCCAGGAATGCGTAATTCAAAGTCAAACATCCGTGCGTGGTTTGCAATGCAATAGGAAATGCCGGGGCCTGTTTGCGGTGCGTCGTCAGGCGAAAGGGCGTCGATTGTCATCAGAAGATTGGGTCGTTGACGCTGTCAGGCTTGAGTGGGCTGAATGATCCCTTGTTACCCCAGAGACCACCCCAGAGGCTGAAGCCAACTTCTTCGGTGAAGGTGTCCTTGCCGGTGTAGATGCGCACGGTCTTGTTGTTGACCTCTGCAGCCTCAGCCATCGTCATCAGATAGTTGGCAGCCTGTACGGCTTCCTTGGCAGTGAAGTCAACGATGATGTTCTGCTCGGGCGATTTGTCGCTTTTGCGATTGCGATTCTCGACGATGCGGAATTTGGCGTTGAACGCAGTTGAATTACTCATTTGGGTGTTGAAGGATTGCGTAGTGAGACTTGATGATCTCGTTTGCGAGAGAAGAAACAGTGACCCTGGAGTCTGAGTTGTAACGAAGCGCAACTTCGCGCTCCATACGTTCCAGCGCTTCAGGGTCAAGGAGAACTTGCACCCGCATCTTGTTTCCTGCGGGAGTTGCCATTACTTCTGCAGGTCAGGTTTGCGTGTCAATTCATCAACGCAAGATTGCAATTGATCAATCGACATTTGAGCCAGTTTACTGCCAGGGCCGTCAAGATCCCATTTGGTTGCCTTGTCAGCGATCCAAGCGACTTGATCAATGCGATCCAGTTTTGCTTGAACCAGATCGACGCAGCGATCAATGAGGTCCTTTTTGACTGTTGCCTCAGGTGCGGCAGGGGCGGGTGCCTTTGCCTCAGGCGCGGGTTTGGTGCGCTTAGCAGCGGCCTTTGGTTCTGGCGCAAAAGTAGCAAGCAGATGATTCTCAGGTTGAGTCTCAACTGTCTCAGTACTAGAAGCTGCTACTTCATCACGTGCCCAAAGCTCGTAGCCCAGAGCAAAGAAAGCAGCGGCAGCAGAGCAAATTCCACGGCGATGGGAATCAGCCAGATCGCGAGCACTGATCTTCTCGAAGGGGATGGGGTTGTTTCGATTGTCAGTGATCGCATAGGGCCAGAACGGGGTGTAGTCACCTGAGCTATGAACAAACTGGATCTTGATGTACCCAGTGTTGTTGGGTGCCAGGTGCACGTAGCCGCCCTGTTCAGAGTTCTGAAGTTCAGGGAGCCAGCCGTTGGCGTGTTCGTTCAGGAGCTGCGTGATCTTGGCCCAGGGGACGTAATCAGCGGCGTAGGAGCCAGACCCTTTCTGCTTGACGTCAGAGAGAGTGATGACTCCCGCCAGTTGGGGATAGACGGGAGTTCTTTCAGACATCAGGCGCGAGCGTCCTCCACCTGTTGAATGCCCTGCTCAAGGATCTGACGCATGACAGCAGCGGCCGACATGTTGTGGTCCTTGGCGATGAACTTAATGCGTTGATGCAGTGCAGGGTCGATCTGCAGCATGACGGTTTTGGTGGATTGGGCCTTGGCCTTGAGAGTGATGGGCATGAGGAATGCCTGGAGTACCTGAACACCATACCCACTCTGTCAACGGTTGGGTTGAGTCTCAAATGAATTCGTTGAGACGCACCACGAGTCACTTGCGGTGACCGGAAGACCCCCTTAAGGTGGAGTGCCTTTCACGCACCTCGTGGAACTCGAAGACACCTCAGGTCCAAACGACGGAATGGTCGTCAAGCTGACTTTGGACGCGTTCACAGCCGAAAAACTCCTTGTCAAAAAACCCAGATCCCTTCCCACAGCTACGTTTTGCGCCCTTTTGATCGAGCAGATGCTTGACATGCCTGCTACGCTGGCGGAGCGACCGGAGGGAAGCGAAGCCTTTCTTTCTTCTTTAAATAGTAATATTAATGTTTCTTCTCTAAAAGAAATAAATCCAAAACAATCAATTAAAGCTGTTAGCTCGAAAAAAAAGCGCGTAAGACCCGAGTACAACGATGCGTTTACAGCGTTTTGGAACGAGTACCAGCGAGCACCGATGAAGGCGAATGCACAGAGCAAGAAGAAGGCGTTTGAGGCCTGGGGTGACGCTGTGAAGCTGGAAGCGCCTGAGAGGCTGCTAGAAGCGGCTAGAAGGGCGGTCGAGGAGGTCAAGCAGGCCAAGGCCCTCAACGAGTGGTGTGCACCCCTTCCTGACGCGTTCAGGTGGCTGCGTGATGAGCGTTACGCTGTCCTGCTCGAAGACCATGTCCCTGCTGGCCCGCAAACTGTGGGCGGCTACGTCATTTACGAGTGAAATGACTGAAGAACCGAAAATTACCAGGCTGCCTCGCAACGGTCCCAAGAAAGGTCAATCCATGTCGGCATGGCTTTATGGGAAATCTTTCGGGGACAAAAAATGGCAACAAAAAATTAACGAATCAGCAAAAACAAAGAAACAAAAATGAAAATCTACGCACCTGAACTTAGCGGCACCTACGTCTGGCAAGTCGCTGACCCCAAAAGCTCCAAGACCAGCTTTGCTCCGTCAAAAAGCATGAACCCACCACCCAACTGCTGCTACGGGCACCCTTTGGGGCGCTACGACTCAGATGGTTGCTACTGGACGTTTTGCCCTAATGCAGGCGAGGACGCGATCGACAAGCGCAGCAGGGGGCGTTACATGAAACATCCTCAAGCTGAAGAGGAAAAGAACCTGGCGATCAAAGAAAAGGTTTGGGGTCGCCTTGAAAACTTTGGCTCTTACAAAGAGACGGAATTCTGAACATGGAACTCGCATTTGAACGCACTGGTGTCATGCTCACCTTGAGACGTGGCCTGAATAAGGGTTACTGGACAGTGGAGGACCTCGACGTTCTTCCTCCTGGTAGTCAGTTGAACCTTGACGAATACAAAAAGTACCTTGTTGAGACTGATTCGCAATTGCAAATACCGCGTTATCGCAACCTGCTCAGAGATGAAGATTTCCTTGACACAGACATAATCCTGTGACACTCGTTACCATTCCAGGAAACAGTCGCGAGCCTGTGCCCCTGCAGCGTCTGCCACTTATACAGCGCAACCCTGTAGGACAGCCGCGTTACTACTGGAATGAAACACGCCCTGACCTGCGTTACAGCAGCATCACCAGCATCCTGTCAGCAACGCAATCAGAAGCCACACGTCAAGCCCTAAGGCGCTGGAAGGCAAAGATCATTGCTGAGGGTGGTGATCCTGATGAGACACGTGATCAGGCCGCTCGTCGAGGTGCTGCGATTCACGACTGGTTTGAGCAGTTCCTGCTGAAGCAGAACCCTGAAATCCCTGAAGCGATCGCCCCCTGGTGCGAGAACATCATCAAGGCTCCTCTGTGGGAGTACCTGGATCACGTGGTCTGCACTGAGCATCAGGTCTGCAGTCATGAAGGCACCGTGCCTTTTGCTGGCACCCTTGACGCGCTGCTCAAGATCAACGGTGAGTTCTGCCTGTTTGACCTGAAGACGAAAGCCCCTAACAAGGCCAAGCCGACACGGCAGATCAGCGATGAGGCCATGTGTCAGATGCAGGCGTACAGGATCTGCCTGGCTGAGAACTACGGGATTCAAGTGCAACGATTCATTGCGCTGTATGCCTTCCCTGATCAGCCTGCCTTCCCTGTGGCCGCAAGCAAGGAAGAGCTTTCTCGGCATGAGACTCATTGGACTCAAAGACTTTCAGCATTTGCGCTGCAAAACCCTTGACGCCTACAGCTAGGGGTGTAGAGTATGTGGGTGCCAAGGGACAGGTCCCCATCCTCGTCCTTCATGACGGCACCCCAATCGCAAGAATTACTTCTGACTTCGGCGGCTTTGCTGTCTGGTTAGTTGATCCCCTCGTCCCCGGTTGGGCTACACATCGTCGTACTTTCGACTCTCTTGCCGATGCACAACACTTCATCAACCTCTACCTGCTATGAACACAAAACGCTATTACTTTGAGATCAAATCAGCCAACGTGATTGACTACGTTGAGGCATTGAGTTTCGTTGACGCAAAACGTCGCGCTGCTCATGAGTACATGGAGTTCTGGAATCAAATTCGTTGGTTCGACACCTCAGACCCTGAACCCACAAACGAATCCCTGTCACCTGAAGCTCAAGAACAATGCGCTCAACTTTTTTTCTGATCCTTGCCTTCGCAATCGCTTTCCTTGTTGACACTCAATCGCTTAACAATGACAGACAACTATCAGCGCAGTGCCGAGAACTCGTTGCGCGTACTAGCCCGGCTCAAGCAGCAACAGCGTGCCCTTGAAACAGAAATCAAGGATCTCCAGGCCCAACTCACGCAACACGTTCTTGCAGGCGACCTGGATCACCTCAAGACAGACGCTGACAACACCTACAAATGCGACGACATCAACTTCGTCTACAGCAAAGGTCGTGTCACGTATGACTACAGCGATTGCCAGGAAGTGCTTGATGCACAAGAAACACTCAAGTCACTGCAATCAACAGCAGTCGCATTGAGTCGCGCTACAGAAAAGATCGGTGCACCTTTCTGGACAGTTAGGGCTTGATCTCAAAATGCAATCCACGTCAACTAACACAATGGAAGACTTCAACCCAATCGACCTCGTTGCTTACGCAATTGATCAGCAAACATCTCCTGACATCACTGAACTGCGTCGTAAACAAGCCAGGGCAGCAATGGACAAAATCTGCGACATCCTTGAACGCGCTATGCAAAACGACGACGGCTTCGCCCCTGATGGCCACACTGTCGTCAATGCCATGCGTCTCATCGCTCGCACCCCGTCTGAATTCATCTACATGTGACCTTGAAGCATCAAGTACTTCGCCCTCGTCAATGCATCATCTGCAACACTGAATTCATCCCTCAGTTCATCTCGAAAGGGCGGCTCACATCACGCGAAACATGCTCATTTCATTGTCATCGCCTGCACAACGCACGCACACGTGCACCCTGGACAAGAGGTGACCTTGAACTGCTTCATTCACTTGCAGAGTCACTCCCGATCAAAATGCTTTGCGGCATCTTCAACGCAAAAGCAAAACAAAATCAAAGGCCACAGCGTTCACCCGCTGCAATTAAGGCGCGTCTGTCAACTCTTGGCTACTCTTTTGAGCCACGACACAGCACCTACACGATTTCGTCATTGGCGCGACTGTTGAACTGCTCAAAGGATGCGGTTTCTTACTGGCGTAAGTTGGGCCTCAAAACCACAAAGTCAGCTAGAAACCCAAAAGCCAAGGTTTACATTCGCATTGAAGATGTGCGTCAATTTGCACGCAAACGCCCTGAGTTGTTTGGCGGGTTTGATCGTGACGCCCTGTTCATTATTTTTGAAAATATGGACATGGTTGAAAAAATCCTTGAGGCCTACCCCAAGCGCAATTGGGGCATCGCAGAGAAGCAACCTGTGCGTTGCATTGAAACTGGTGTTGTCTACAGCTCATATGTAGAAGCTGCTCGTGCGTTCTTTGTCACACGTAGCGGCATTTACAAAGCTGTCACAACTGGCTGCTGCGCAAACAATCATCACTTCGAAAAAGTCAACCCATGAGCGGTCGTACATGCCCTGAATGCCACGCGACAAAGATCAACGTGATCGAGTCACACCTGACGTTCAACAATCAAGCAAAGCGCATCAGGCGTCGTTGCATTGCCTGCAAACACAGTTGGACAACATACGAAGTCACGCAAGAAACGCTCGATAAGTACAAGGTGCTGCAACAGAAGCTCGACTTCCTGCGCACGCATTTGTTCAGTGAAGGCAACGTCTTTGATTGTCACAACTGCACACAATGGGAGAACGATCACTGCTCCCTAGATATCCCTGAAGCTGGTGGTTCCTTCGCCTCTGAGTGCTCCTACTACTACAAAGCATGAAACACACCTGCTCCTCCTGCGGCGGCGATAACCTGCGAGTTATCAAAACCTACCCAAGCCCTGACTTCACACTTCGTCACATCAAGTGCACAGATTGCGGCACCAGCATCTACACGCACGAATACATCCTGCAACGCAGCGAATACTATTGGCAAAGAGTCAACGGCAAAACACGCCTCAAACTCAAAACTGAATGAACAAGACGTTCTCTTGGAATACGATCGGCATCCCTGCTCCTCAAGGCAGCAAACGACACGTTGGTAACGGGCGCCTGATCGAGTCCTGCAAGGCCCTGAAACCTTGGCGTGAGCAGTGCATTGCCGATGCCTTGTCCCTGTCAATCCCAACGATCCATGGCCCTGTCAGCATCTCCCTCGTGTTTCGCTTTCAGCGCCCCAAATCGCACTACAACAACAAAGGGCAACTCAAGCCCAATGCCCCGCAGTACAAGACCAGCAAGCCTGACATCGACAAACTTGCTCGTGCAATCCTCGACAGCCTCACTCTCGCAAGGGTTATCCAGGATGATGCTCAGTGCTTTCTGCTCACAGCACAGAAGCGCTTCTGCGTCGCGCAGGAACCCCCTGGCGTCATGATCACAGTCATGGACCTTGAGCACGAGGCCCGCTGTGATGTGGTATAATTCATTTGCGATTGGGCGCCCCGGACTTGAGGCATTGGCTTCACCGGGGTGTTTTTTTTATGCTGTGTCAAAAGGAGGCAGCATGATCACGATCGAATTCGACCCCAAGAACATCATCGGGAAGATCACTGAACTGCAGCGCATTCAGATCCCACGTGCAGGCGCATTGGCGCTCAATCAAGCTGTCTTTGCAACGACGCAAGAGCTGAAATCACAAGCCAAGAACACGTTCAACAATCCTGTCCCGTTCACCCAGAACGCATTCCTGTACAAGAAAGCATCGCCTGAGCTGCTCGAAGCCAAAATCTTCATTCGTGATGAGGCGCCTAAAGGCAACCCACCTGCCAAATACCTGCTCCCACAGATCTACGGTGGCAAGTATTACCCCACACGCTTCCAGGGTGCCCTGTTAAACACCGTTGTGGAGCTGTCAAACGGGCGCTCATCACAGGTCGGTCAACGCGGCAAGGTCATGCTCGCCAACCTGAGAAGCCCCAAGACACGTGTGAATCAGTACGGGAACATGAGTCCTGGTCAGTACACGCAGATTCTTTCGGCACTGCGCGGTAACGTCAGTTCTGCTGACATCTACGGGCGCCCCGGAACAGGTGAAGCATCCCTGAACCCTAAAAGCTTGAGTAAGTACATCTATCTGGACGAGGAGGAGATCTACGAGCCGTACTTCAGGCGTCGTTTCACCAACTCACCCAAGCCTGGTATTTACTTTGTCGATCGCCAGCGTTCAGGGCTGCGTTACTACCGCGTCATGACTGAGACGGCCCTCCCGACTTACAGCGGTAAGTTCAAGTTCCTCGACATCGCACGATCGAGCGTTGAGCGTGAATTTGCAAAAAACTTTTCACGAATCGTTTTGCGTTGAAGTTCTTGCGGCAGTTCGGTTTAAGGTGCTCAGTTCTTGCAAGAGGTCGGTTTAAGAAAACCTCGAAGTTCTTGCAAGGGGTCGGTTTAAGGCGATTTTTGTACCGGAGCGACCCTGGTTTAGGTACAAATGTACTATAGTGCAAATGTACTATTATGCGGCAATGCGCATACAGCACTAATGCAATTGAGAGTCGGTCTCAATGGTGCTGAGTAGTACGGCTGAACTGCAGTACACTTGGCCTATAGTACAAATCTTCCAGGGATCACCTGTACTACTTTGTATAATGAAACATAAGAATAAATTATGATAAGAAAAGCTACAGGCGATCCCTATCGACAGGGTGCGGCCGTATAATTTGTGCAGGTCGCGGGTTCCGCGCCAATTTTCCAATCGCACCTAGTACAAATGAACGTCAACGAACGCAGCACAAAGGCAGACATCATCGATGCTTCCTGCGAGCTGATCGATTCACAAGCCGAGCGCATCTCAGATCTGGAAGAGCGCCAATTGGTCTTGTGGGCCATGGTCGGCATCCTGTCGGTCCTGCTCGCCATGGGAGCCTGATCTGATGCCCACGATCCTGGCCCACCTGGCCGTACTGCTCCCCGCTCAATGCTTCCCCTACTTCCCCCTGGGGATTCAGATCGAGGCCCTTAACCTCATGCGCTCCAGGCGCTGATCCTCTCACCAAGCCCCGTATGGGGTTTTCTGAGCGGCTCAACCGCTCCCCTTTCCAATCGCACCACTACAAATGCAATCCTTCCAAGTTCGTGCTCTTGACCTTGCTCGCGCATTTCGTGAAGCAAAAAGAACCGACGATTCACACTTCTTTATGCTCCCTGATTCCTCTCCCGTATGGATGCAAAACTTAATCCGTGAAGCTCACGACGACGAGTTTCCTAACGATTGGCGTTTTGAAAAATGCCGGGAGATCGCTCTCTGGTTGCATGAATGTGAATCATTGGATGCAGCACGAGAAGATGCTATGGAGGCCGCAGATAGTATGTCCTTTCCATACACTGGCCAGGTCCTTTCCTGGTATTCCGAAATACCCAATCGTCTTGATTACTGCGATCAATACAAAGAGGAATTCGGATCTGATGCGGCAGACACAGCAATGCTCCTTCTTTATGCTGGCCACACATTCGCGATCGAGCGCATGATTCACACAATCATCAGCGCATGTGAAGCGCGATCACTTGAACTTTTCCCTGTCTAATTGATCGCACAACTTAACTACTTTCCCCGGCCATTGTGCCGGGTTTTTTTTGCACAAAAAAAGGGGGCAATTGCCCCCCAGTTCTTTACTCTTCGATGTACTCCAGTTCTTTTAACTTTGAAAGAATTTGTTTACATCTCTCAATGTGTTCATTGTTGAGCCTGTTCGCTTCTTCTAATTTGCGGCCCAATTCTTTATGCTGAGCGCTAAGGATTGAATAAAGAGACATAATTAAGGGTTGCGATTGGCGGCCATTTGGCCATTGATAATATAGCGCAGATCCTGCCCGTAGGGGGCAGATTGTAACAATTCTTCACGGTCTTATTGATTCTCATTTGCGGGTCCCTCCTGCGAAGTCGGCTGCAGGTAATTTCGAAC